AGGATCGTTGCCATTATCAGCGCCTCATCCGTTCGTAGAGCGCGGAGAGATGCGCTCTGTGCACCGCACCGAACTTGAAGCACGCTTTGTTAATGCGACAACTGATAGCATTGGTCGTCACCCCGAGAATCTTGCCGCTTTCCCAATCCCACTTCCCGTCTACGAGAAGGTCCAAGGCTTCACGCTCTTTTTTAGTCAAGCCCTTCACCGGGCACCTCTTGTGCTTTTCGGCGGCCTGATCCCTACTATGCTATTTACAATGGAGCAGCACTCGACACCCAACCCGTCCCCGTCCAACTAAACCATTTACCATCGAGCGTGAAGGTGTAGAGCACTCCCGCGGTGGTGAAGACGAGCTTCGTGCCGAACCCGCCACCCGTGTTGACCCCGTTGAGCAGCAGCGCATTTCCGCCCGCAGCAGTCGCGGTCCCGAATGTCCACGTCCCTTGCGGCGTGGTCAGCGAACCGCTGGGAGCGACCGCCGTTGTGGCAGTAGTAGGAGTCGGTGTCGGGGTCGGGGTTGGAGTAGGAGTTGGTGTCGGAGTTGGCGCTGGAGCGGTTGCGCCGGGCAATGCCGAGGCTGGCCCCACGCCGCAGATCAATTCTCCGTATCCGACGAGCGGCATGTCATAGCGGCAACTGAACGGCTGCCCGGGCGGGACCAGCAGCGGCGTCGGCAACAGGTGATCGAGCGGCCTCTCGGCCATCGTCATGTTGAGGCACGCGGCCTCGTGGTGTACTCGAATGGCGACGACCTTGAAGCCGGTGGTGCTGCTCGCCGCCGGCCCCTTGAATGTCACCGACACCGAGGGCTGCAGGAACTTGATCGGCTCGATCGCTACCCGCTGCCCGGAGATCGCGGCCAGGTTGCCGAGCGTGTTCAGTTGCAACGGACTGGCCGCAAAGCTGTGCTTTGTCTCGCCCGCCCACGCTGTCCACGGCGAACAGACCGGCATGCGTACCACCTGCGCCGCGGCCGCGAGCGGCAGCAGCGCGACGGCGAATAGTGCAATCATCTTCAGCATGTCATTCCTTGGTTACGTTGGCGTCGTGGGGCGCGCCGATTACGCCGATAGAGCGGTGTAGGTAAGGCTCGAACAGGACACCGTATCGCCGCTCGCCACCGTGAGCCCGTTCGTCATGTTGATATCGCTCGCGCTCGCCGCCACCTGGCATGTGATCGCCACCACGTCGCCGCTGGTTTGCAGCGTCGCATGCGATACCGGGCTGGCGTTGCCGGCCGCGTTGGTATCGGATGCAATCGCACCCGCCGTCGCGGTTCCGGACGATGAGGAGCCAAACGCCGGCGTCGCGCACGTCAGCGTCGCCGCAATCGCGCCCGCAGCGGAGATACGAAAGCACAGCTTGCTGCCGGCGCCGTCAAGTTGATCTACTACGGCGTTCGTCGCTGCGTCGCGCGATGCCGTGCTATGGGTTACAGCCATTGTCGCTCTCCTTCGGTTGGTTTATTTCTTCAACCATACGCTGCGCCCGCTCCGCGTCCTCGCCCTCGATGACGCTCGTCAGGTGATACGTTTCCGTTTTCCCGGTCGCCTTGCGGGTGACCGTGACCGTGATGCCCAATTCACCGCGCTGTCCTTTCAGGTCGCTCATTTTTTTCCTGCCTATATTCAATTTCAGAAAGGCACACCAACAAAAAGGGCCGGGATGTTCCCCGGCCCTTTCCTTGCTGCGTCCTTCGCGTGCTTGCTTTTTATCAATCCGCGATCGGGCTCGCGCCGGAATAGCGCGCGCCGTAGAGCAGGTACGAAACCACGACACCGCGCGAGGCGGTGGCGGCGTGGCCCGTGCCGTCGAGACGGATGCAGTCGAACCCGTTGGCGACATCGAGCTGGTCGGAATCGACGTCCAGGATGTAGCGCAGGTTCTTGGAGTTGGTGGTGTCGGTCACGAAGGTATTCGACACCACGGCAGTTTCCACCATCGTCTGTGCCGCTCCAACGTCGATGTTGGCGAGCATCCGGGTGAAGGCGAGCGCCTTTTCCCCGGTTCCCGCAATCGCCTGCGCCTGCTTCAGCGTGATCGTCGAACCGGTTACGGTGGTGCCGTTGGCGATGTCGATCACGATCTGGATCTTGCGGAAGTTCTTGAGCGACACGTATTTCGTGTCGCCCACGGTGGTCGTCAGCAGCAGGTCCGCCGCCGCCTGGACCATGAAAACCTGCTCGTCGAGACGAGCGTTGAGTCCGATTGTCATGTGAGTCTCCTAAAAAATGTGGGGTGTCAGGGTTAGCCGCGAGTGTCGAGCGTGATGAAGTGCGACAGCGTGTTGCTGCCGTTCTTCCTCGCAATCGGCGCCGAGAGCCACGGCTGCCCGTTCATGCGCAGCACGAACCGGAATGCCGTGATGTTCTGGTCGAACCACAGGTGGATCGACACGTCGGACTTGACGCCGCCGCTCTTGATTGCCGCCAGGTACTTGCTGAAGTCCGCCAGGAAAACGTCGCCCTTCGTGCCGAGCGTCTGGCACGCTTCCGTGACGAAGATCGGGCGCCCGAGAAGCGACCCGTACGGCCCGGAGTTGGCCAACCCGTTGGGCGGCAGATACATCGGCCCCGCGCCGGCAGCCGTGCCGGCGGCGGTGGTGATCGCGAATCCCATTTTCAGGACCTGCGGCACGACGTCCTGGTTGATGACCCAGGTGCTGCGGCCGAAGCTCTTGGCCGGCATGCGGGCCATCATCTTGGCCGCGTTGTCGGCGTGGAATGTCGCGGCGGTCTGCGAGGTTTCCTTGGCGATCGAAACCAGGCAGGGCGCGTTGAGGATACCCAGCGGCTGTCCGGCGCCGGTGCCGTTGATGATCGCGTCGTTGACCTTGAACGCGATTTTCTCGCCCGCCTTCCGGGAAACGTAGGATCCGAGAGCCGGTGCGTCCTCGAGCAGCTCATCCGTGACCGGCACGAGCGCCGTGACACGGTGCAGCTTGACCGTCACGTCCTTCAGCGCCGGCTTGCTCTGCGTCATGGTCGCCGCCTCGCCATCCCAGTACGCCAGGATGCCGCCGGTCGTCTGCCAGGCCGTTGTCTCGTCCACCGGGAAGGTGATGGAGTTACCCGAGACCGGCTGCTGGTCGGTGCGGGTGATGAGCTCGTCCTCGCCCATCACCGCTTCCATGATCGCCGAGCGCCACTCGGGCGGCACGGCAAACCCGCCGTCCGCGCCGACGCCCTCGCTGCCGTAGGTCGAAGCGGCCGCGTTGACGAGCAGCCGCTGGTCGGTTTGGCTCGGGCTGAGGGCCGCATTTTTGACGCTCATGCAGAACTCGCCGAAGTCCCGGAAGCCCCAACGCTCGCGGTCTTCCAGCGAACGCCCGCCGCCATGGGGCGCAGCGCGGCCCGGCACCACGATTGTGGCGTTCGCCGGCTGCAGCGGGGGGACGACACGGCCGCGGGACGCGCCGAGGCGCTCGTCTTGCGCCACCAGCTTTTCGCGCCGCTTGATGTCGGTCTCGACCTGCTCGAATTCCGCGAAGATCGCGTCGACCTCTTTCTGCTCGTCCGCGGTGAGGTCGCGCTTCTCCGCGTCGGCTTTCGCCTGGATTGCTTTGCCGGTTTCATTCAGCTCGACAAGCCGGCCCTTCAGTTCTTCGATCGTCATTGGTGGCTCCTGAAATAAAAAAAGCCGCCGGGAGGCGGCCGTAAACGGCGATGGGCGCCGGCTTATCGAGTAACAACTCTCGATCTGGTGTCCATGGCGACGAGCTTCACCTGCGCCATGGAATGTCCTGCGGGGCGCGCTTTCCCGGTGAGCTGGGAAGGCGTGCGCCTGAAGTTGGAAAAGTCAAAACCCGTGCACGCAGCGATGCGCTGCTCTTCGGTGACGAGATCGGCGAACCCCTGCTTCTGCGCCTCGTCGGCCGTCATCCAGGTCTCCTCGGTCATCAGCGCCGCGATCTCGGCTTCCTTCTTGCCGGTGCGATTGGCGTAGGTCGAGGCGATCACGCCCTTGACCTGGTCGAGAAGATCGGCTGTCTTGCGCATGTCCGCAGCAGAGCCCATGGTGAACCCCATCGGGTCGTGAATCATCATCATGGCGTTCGCAGCCATGCGGATCTCGTCGCCGGACATCGCAATCAGGGACGCGATGGAGGCCGCGACGCTGTCCACGTCCACCTCGATACGGGCGGGGTGGCTCTTCAGGCTGTTGTAGATCGCCACGCCGTCGAACACCGACCCGCCAGGCGAGTTGATGTGCAGGTTGATGACGTCAACCTTGCCGAGCTTCTGCATCTCGGCGACAAAAGTACGGGCACTCATGCCGCCGAAAAAACCCTCGCCGACCTGGTCGTAGAGCCAGATCTCGCCGCGTGAGCCCTTGTTGACGAACCGGATATTCGTGGTCATGGGGTGGGCTCCGCTGCCTTGCGCTGATCGAGGACCTGGGCCTCCTTCATCTCGGCCATGTCGGAGGCGTGCTGCTTTTTGGAAGCAACACGGTGATCCCCCGTAGACGCAAGCGGCGCGACGCGCAAGCACAACTCGTTGGCGTCGCAGGACTCGATGACAACGGAACTGCCAACCACCAACGCCTCGCCGACAATGCCGCGATGCTGAATCTTGATGATTTTATCCATGCGCGATCTCCTTTCCACCGTTTTTCCACCACGCCAGCGCATCGCGCCGGATGACGTTCTGGACCTTGGCCTTGCGCTTGCGCGGCTTCTTCGGAACCGCTGTCTTGGGTTCCGCGGGCTCGTCCGGCTCCTCGGGTTCGCCCGGTTCTGCCGGTTGCTTCGCCTGCGTGATGTTCGTCCCCTCGGCGATCCGGCCCAGGGTCGTCATGCTGGTCTGGAGGTAGTGCTCGTCGCCCTCCTTGCCGATCGAGTTCAGCTCCTCGAGCTCGCGGACTTCGTTGATCGACATCACGCCCGCATTGATCATCGCCTTGTACCACTCCCCCCTGACCTTGGGGTCTCCACGCATGAGAGCAGAGAGGTTGATGCGGCTGTAGACGGCGCCGCTTGCGCGCGCTCCGAACAGCCTGATGTTGGCCTCCTGCTCCATCAGCGTCGCTATCGGGCGCAGCGTGTGCTCTACAAAGTTCTTGTCGGCGGTGTAGCTGATCGCGTAGTTGGACTCGGTGAGCATCTGCACCAGGTGCTGGGGCACGCCGTACCAGCGGCAGATTTCCTCGACCTGAAAGCGGCGGCTTTCGATGAACTGCGCATCGGCCAGCGGCACGTCGAGCGGCTTGTATTCCATGCCCGAATCCAGATAGAGCGTTTTGCGCGCACGATCCGGGCCGACGTGCTTCTCGTTGAACTCGCTCAGCAATGTTTTTTTGCCTTCCGGGCTCAGGGTCTTGCCGAGTTTATTTTCGATGACGCCGCCAACGGAAGCCCCGTTCTGGTAGTAGCTCGCCGTGAATGCGTCCTGCGCAATCCCCGTGCCGATCGCGCGCCGGGCGAGATGTATCCTGGACAACCCCATGATTCCGTCGTAGGAGCCGTCGGCAAGATGAAAAACATTCTCGCGCGGCAGGATGTGCGTCTGGTCCAACCCGCGCACCAGGCACACCAGCGCGCCGGTTTCGGACCGCCTGATCTCACACCTGTCCGGCAGCTGCGGCCACAGCCAGATGGCCCGGCCATCGGCGCCGCGCTCGATCTCCGAATAGCCGTTTCCCCACAACAGGAAGTGCGCAAGCAACTGGCGCTTCCACACCATCGCCGACTGTTCCGGATTCGGCTGATTGTTGAGCAGCCAGTTCACCGCGTGTCCCGGCATCGCCTGGCGGCCGGAATCGAGTTTCCGATAAGTCGGCCACGGCAGGGAGGCAAGCGTTTCGGAGATTATCCGCACGCACGCCCCGACCGCCGAGAACGCCTGCGCGGTATCCTCGTTGACCGTCACCCCGGCCTGCCGCGAGCCGATGTAAATCCGGCTCTCGGGCTTCCAGAGAATACGATTCAGCAGCCGCTGCAAGAGATTCATCCTGGCATTCCTGGTTGAGCTTGCTGCTCTCGCGCTAGCGCCTCTGCGCGCGCGATCTCTTCGTAGACACTGGGCCCCGGCTCGTCGCCGGCGGATTTCCCGATCGCCATGATCGTGGCGACGATGCCGTCCATCCTGCCCGTGATACGATCCTTCGCCGGCTTCTTGTTGCCCGCCGGGTCTTCCACCACGATGGCGTTCGCGGCGTTCCAGGTGAGCACCGGATTGCCCGGATGGACGAGCCGGCCGTTGAGCAGCAGGCGCTCAAATTCGTCCCACGCCGGCCCCATGTCCTTGAAGCCCTGCCCGAAGGGCAAGAGCGGCAGCTCGATGCCCTCTTGCGCCATCAGCATCTTGAGGTCTTCGATCCGCCACCGGTCGTAGGCAATGCTGACGACTTCGAAACTCGCGGCGATCTCGGCCATGCGGCGGATGACCGCGAGCTTGTTGATCGCGCGCCCCGGGTGCGTCTCGAGATGGCCCGCCTTGCGCCAGGCGAGGTACGGCACGCGGTCCTTTTCTTCCTTGTCCGCCAGGTCGTCCCCCGGCAACCAGAAATACGGAAACAACGCCCACGGCTCGACTTCATCGCGCGGCTCGAAAGCGAGCACCAGCGCCGTCAGGTCGGTGGTGCTCGACAGGTCGAGACCGGCCCTGCAGCGCCGGCCAATAAAATCCTTGATCGTGTAGTCGCGCCGCGCGGACATCCACACGTGCGACGATATCGCCGGGCTGTCGGCCTCGGTCCAGATGCAGAAATTGAGCCGCTTGACCAGCGATTCCTTGGCCGGCATGCCGCGCGCCGACTTGACCTGCCCCCGCAGATAGTTGAGCCCGGGCAACGCCGGCAGGCTGGGGTTGGTCTTCGGCCAGCACTTCTCGTCCGCGAACGGATCGTCCTTCTCGTCGAGCGCACAGACGTATCCGAAAAACTCGTCATCCACTACCATGCCACTGCACACCTGGCACGCATATTCGTGGTAGTTCCAGCAGACGCTGGTCTTGCCGCTGCCGGCATTAGTGATCGTAAACAGGATCGGCTGGCTGCGCCCCTTGAATCCCGCAATCAGCATCTCGATCACGGACGAGTCGCGGTGCTCGTGCAGCTCGTCCACCAGGCCGACGTGCGGCCGCGGCCCGGACTTGCCTTCGTCCGAACTGATCGGCCGGAAAAACGACATCGTCTTGTTGAAGGCGATGTTGGTCTCGCGCCCGATCGCCCCACTGATGTGGCAGCGAGTGGATAGATCCGTGGAATACCGGACCATCGCCACCGCGTCGCGAAACAGGATCTCCGCCTGGTCCTTCTTCGTCGCCGCGCTGTAGATCTCCGCGCGCGGCTCCTTGTCCGCGGTCAGGCCCTTGATTCCGATGCCGGCGGCCAGCGGCGATTTTCCCGAGCCTTTGCCGGTCTCGACATACACCACGCGAAAGCGGCGGGTGCCGGCGGCATTCTTCCACCCGTAGATGCTGCCGACGATGAAGCACTCCCAGGACAGCAGATGAAACGTGGCGCCTTCAAACTGGCCACCGTTCAGCCGCAGCACGTCCGGGTAAAAATCAATCGCCTTTTCAGCCTCCGCCCTGTCCCAGGTCAACCCACGCTCGGCGCCATTTTTCAGGTCCCGCAAATGCCGGGCGCACGCATCCCTTACATGCGGGCCGGCGATGATCTGCCCGGCGACAACCTCCAGTGCATAGGCAGTCGTCCGGTCAGTCGAAGTGGCGCGCCGCGGGATTCGCGGGGATTTCGGCGCCGGTTTGCGGATTGGCATCGGGGAACAAAGGCATTTGAGGAGTGAGGCGGCCGGCGAATCCGGTGCGCGCGCTCGGCGTCATGCCGAACTCGGCCGCGGCTTTGTGCATACCCTCAGCGGCGCGATTGCTGATCTGGAGCCACACGCCGATCTGCCGGTAACCGGACGGCGTCGTCTCTACGAGACCCGCCTCCTGGAGCTCCACCAATTTCAACTCAGCCTGCACCCAACGCGCCCAGCACTGGCAGTACAGCGCAAACTCCGCGCGATCAAGCCGCGTGATCAACCCCAGGCGGATCATCTCGGGCCCCAGCCGGACCCACTCGTCCTTGGCCCCCGGCATCAAATGCTCCGGCGGATCCGGCAGCACGACGTCAGGCCGGATGTC